GACGATGAGGATTAGCAAGAAACGATACATCATATTGATCTCCTGTTGCTAGGTTGGGGTCAGTTGCGGCCGCCGGATAGCAGTGAATGCCTTCTTTTTGAAATGTGACCCAAATCATTTTAAGCGGGCGTATATCTTGTTTAATAATCATTTTAATATTTTATCGTTTTTGTATTGTGACCAATCAGTAAATTTACTGCGATCTTGAAGTGTGTGCAGGCTATGTGACCATACACCGGGATTAGTAGCGTTAAAGTCTTTGTCATCGATTTTAAGCATTGTATTATAATTCCATAATTTAATATAAGGAATTGGAACTCTTATCTGAGGAATAAAGTTATTATAGTCATTTAATCCGCCGTCATTAAATTCTTCTACAGCACTAAGCGGAATATCTAATGAACATAGATAGTCTCGATCTAGGAAATATGTAATCATATCTTCCCATGCCTTCCAGCCCTCGTAGTCATTCCATTGCGGATTAAAACTATGATTAGCACCGAAGAAAATATGTTTGATGTGCTTAGATGTATCAAGTAGAGCGTTTGCATCCCCAAGTAGATGTTCAATAACTTGCTCGTTGTGAATGCCTGTAACAAACAATGTACGCATACCAAATGCAGGCGTATGCTCTACTTCATTACCGATGAAGAAGTTTACTGCTTCACTAATACCGTCTGTATAATCACGCTTCATTTTTTTCTACCTTTGATTGTTCGTATTGTGCAAACAGTCTAGTCACTGCTTCCATTTGTTCTTGAAATACATCTGGAGCACTATCAGCCGCACGTTTCATATCCCAATCGCTAGGATAATGACGCAAACAGCTTCTGGCTCGATCTTTGATCGCTTTTGGAACACGAGGAGTAGACAGAATCTCAACTAGAAATTTTTGAGTCTGTATTACTGCTCGATATCTTTCGTCAGGTAATGTCATTCAAATAGGTTATCAAAAGTTGTAACAACAGGTTCTTCGTTTTTAACTATTCTTAAATCAGAAAAATCTACATTAGGAATACCAAATTCTTCAGCCTTAGTATGAGCATTGACAGTCTTCTTGCCAGTTGCACCACGTGTGCCGATAATAGTCATCCAAAACTTACTGTAATACTCAACGATTGCATTAGCATCGTCCCTATTATCACAAGCAAAGATTGCATCTACTATATCCTTATAATACACTCTATCAAAGCGTTCGTCAACTAACATAGCTGGCAATTTGCCCAAATCATATTGTCGATTGGCTTCTTGTACAGCATTCAAATGCATCCAAACATTATGTCCCATCATTAAGGCATAACTAAATGAATCCCATGAAGTCTTACCTTCCTTACCATTCTTGTTTAGGTCACCGGGGGCATAGATGCAAATATCTTTCATTTGCAGTTGATCAATAATTGGACTAGTTTCAAATTTTTCAAAGATGTTATCTTGTAATACAGCATCTTTAAACAATCGACTGTCAGTTGCATACTTCTTATCATCTGCACTTGCCTGCATACGATAGACCCATTTAGTACGATCTTCAGTTTCTGTGTTGATATAAATCTGTCCATTAGCAGTTGCTAAGAACGGACTAGCACAGTCAAAGCTAATAGTAAAGTCTGGGTTGTGATATTTGCGTACAGCACGTTGGATGTCAGTTAATAAAACTGCCCACTCTAATTTACTAGTTCCCAAGAAGTGCATCCAATCATGTTGACCCTGCTCTAACAAGCCGTCAAAGCGTAGTGCCACTAGTCGTTTAAGTACAAGGTGAATATCACACATATTCTGGCCGCCCATACCCCAACCATTGAATGCCTTGTTGCCATATATTTTAGTATCACAAAAGTCTTTAACTTGATTGTACCAATCATCTGCTTGTTCGTGTGTTTCACCTTGTAAAACGTTTAAGAACTTGCAGTTGCCATTACGATGTTTAATAAAGTATTCATTATTAAATCGAGTAGCATTAACTGCCTGTTGATATGACTCAATACCGGTTGCCTTACGACCAGCAGGACTGCGCTCTACCCAAGCTGGAATATCAAGTACCATGCCATAGTCCATGAGTGTGTCCATCCAAGTTAATACTTGTTCACGTTTCTTTTGTGCGGCATCTAAGCGAGCTTGATAAAGTTTAGGATGATCTATCTTAGTAAACTTTTGATTACCATTCTTGTCAGTCTTAGGATGACCGGTCGGATGGAACTGCGGTACTAGTTCAATACCTTTAGCATTGACCTCAGCCCACATTGCCGAAACTTCTGGCCCAGTTGGATCACGCCACTCACCTTCCCACACACCCTTACCAATCTGGAATCCGCCTGAATCGCCTAATACCCAACTCGTATTACGATCTCTATTACGAAACATATCTTCAGTTTCATCTGGCTTAGATAAATCTAAGTTAGCATGTCCCGCTGAATACAAGCAGTGATCAAAATAAAATGCACCCTTATCTGGATTTAAATAATTGAGACTTTCTACACTATTAGTTAAACTTGGAGGGATACGTGCAGGATCAACATAGTTACCATATCGTTGTTTACCTATGAATGTGCTATAAAATCCTGACGTTGCCGGCAGGAAGTATGCATAATCGTTTTGAGTAGCTGTTAGATTTTTATTCATTTACATCCAGCCACTGGCTCTAGCTATACCAATTAAACCAACTAGAATCCAAAATGCATTTAATAGTGTATATGCTTTGTCTTTTTTGATCATAGCACAGTAAGTTAATAGTATAGCATCAACTGTATTAAAGATCCAAACAAACATAAAAGGACTTGCTGGCCCTAACCAAGACACTAGACTAAAACTAATAATACGCATGATTACCCCGATCATCTCCATCTGAGGTATATGCGATTTAATATAATCAAGGATAAAATTCATAATTATTTGCTCTGCGCCGGTAATGTATAGTTGTATTCAGCTAAACCGCTGTCAACTGTAATCTGTAGTGCGCCTACATCTGCAATACGCATAGTAATGTCACCACTAAGAGTTAAAATGCTCATCATTTGTTGAACAGGCCATGACCATGTTTGTTTTAATTTGCCATCAACATTTGCCTGGAATACAAAGTTACCGGCGTGTGTACTAGCATCACCGAAACTAAACACAAGGTTATCATCTTTAGTAGATACCTGAAATACTGTTTCTTCTGAATGAGCTTGTGCTTGAAATTTCAAACGTTGAATACTAGCAACTGTTGGTTCGAATTCAATGTCCCACTTAGCACCTTTAAATTTAACTGTCTTGAGTTTTTCATTAATGATTTCGCTATTCATAAAGCGATAGTCATTCTGGAAATCACCAGCTTCATTTTTAAAGTGTAGACCTGTTGGAATAGTTTCATTATTACGTACTGCGGTAACAACACTAATCTGTGCATTCTCTTTGTACTCTGGACACTTTAAATGTGTATTAAGTTTTTCTAAATTAGGCATACCAAATGTGCCTTCAAATTCGGCCACTGGTGTTTTAGTTGTAGCTTGTACAATAACTGAACGATCCTCGGCCATTGACTCAATTTGCGTCAATGCGTCTGTGCCGGAAATTTTAACCAGCGGTAAGAAACCCAGTTGATGTGTATGTGCTACTAGGTCTTGTAAAATGTCTTTCATATGATTCTCCATGTGTTATGATTATACTTAGGTTTTTGACAAAGGTCAAGTGTTTTTTCTTATTCGGCGATTATAGTTTACCGATTCTTCTACTAAACTGGCAGGCGATCCAATGGTAGTCGACCATTGAACAAATGCGGCAGTATCTTTTGGAAAGCAAGCGCCTCCCCAGCCTCGTTCCCCATCTGGGCCCGGAACAAGGGTATGACCACTTCCAATACGAGTATCGTTAGCAACAATATGTCTTACAATATCAAAATCCATGCCAGTATTTAGGCAGATGTCGTAGATTTGATTAAAAAAACTAGTCTTTAACGCAAGGAACGAATTGGTTGAGTATTTGACTAGACATGCTTCTTTAGCAGTACAATTAAAAATCATTCTGCATTGCGGTAGTGTAGTTTGAAATAGTTCCTGCCAAAAACATTCCGGATCTTCTCCGCCTAGTACAACATACTTTTGATTTAGGAAATCTTGAGTAGCAGTAGCCGCTCTTAAAAACTCTGGACTGTATACAATGCTATGATCGGCATATACTTCGTCAAACCCTTCCACAATAGCAGGGGTTACTGTACTTTTAATTAACACTGGCATAAAGATCGGTACTTCGTCTAAAATGCTAGCAATGATACTAGCATCACAGATATTGTCTTCAGTGGTTGGTGTTGGAGCACAAATGATTAACCCGTCTGCATCGTGATGGTCTTGTATTTTGTCAGTTGTAAATAACGGATCAACAATGACGATTTCGTGTTTAGATTTTAGAGCATTGTGTACTGCTCTTCCGACAAATCCGTTTCCTGCAATTATAATTTTCATATTAAAACTCGAATAGTGAATTGAATGTGTTCTTTTCTTCTGTACTACGAACATCCCATTTCAATACACCAATTAGGTTATCTAATTTGTTATCAATAATAGTCTGTTCCATTTCTGCATGGTCAAACGGAAGATCCTTAAACCATTGTGGAAGACGTAATTCGTCTACAGGGTATGCAACACTAGTAAAGCCCATTGGATTCTGTTTCAGTTTACAAACAATTACTTTTGCACCGTCTGTAATCTGCATACTATACTTGTCACCCATCATACGCTTTAGTGTATTCCAGTTGATACTAGCACGAACGTGTCCAGGCATATTAGCCTTGCCTGCTTTCTTTTCTTTAGCTTCGTATTCAGTAATCTTGTTAGCACGTTTAGGAGAACCCTTCTCCCAACCAGGCCTAGCTTTAAATATTGTTCTGAACTCTGTAATATGATCTAATACACCCTGTTCAGTTGAACCTGTTAGGACCTTTTCCAGTACATCACTTAAGAAGTTCTGAATGAATTCAGGAGTATCACTACGTTTGAGATCCAAGCCCATAGCTTTAATCTTACCTGGCTTGCCATCTACATCTGCACGTTTACCTTCTTTGTCGTAGTACAACACAGCATAACGTTTCTTTGTAATGAACAATGATTTACTGCCAACAATCTCTCGACCTGCTTTAATAACTTCACCGCGAGTCTTTGGACAGTGGAATGCATCTAACATAAACTGAGGAAATGTTTCGTTTACTGCTTCACCTATCTGATCATATAGTTGAATAACACTTTCTTTAGTCCATGGTATAACGCCTGAATCGATATCTTTTTGCAATGTCTTGTAGGCACTAAAGTAACAAGAATCAGTATCACCGTAAATAATTGCTTTACCCACGTGATCGTTAGTGCCAGTGACAATCTCATTTACTTTACCAGCCATGTGTTTAGCAATAGCACGACCTGTAAGTGTAGTTGACTGCCCAATACGATTATCAAAGAAGCGACATCCGGGATTCAAGATAGCACCATACAAGCTGTTCAAGTTAATTTTCTTAACTAGTTGTCGCTTGTCCCAATACTCTTCTTCAATCTTATTACCTGCTTTGATTGCATCCTTTAATTTGGCCTGCATCTCTTTACGTTCCGAATACCAACGTTTTAGTAGTCCAGGAATAATACCTTCCTTCTCGTAAGTAAAGATAGTACCGTTAGCACTAACCATCCAAGGTTGATTACTTTCAAAGAGCAATCGATATACTTCAGCGGCACTTAGTACATCATTGGACCCGTCTTGCCAGTCTATAATAATCTCTGTGCCAATTTCTTGATTCATTACTGCGGTATACTCTAGACTACCAAATACACCTTCCCAAGCAGCCGCAAAGCTCTTACCTTTGGCAATGTGATTAGCAATATACTCGTCAGTCATTACAGGACGAAGTTGTCCAATAATAGTTTCTGGTCCCATGTTTAGTGCTCTAATGGCACTAGGGTATAGTGAGTTAATGTCTAGTGAACCAATCCAGTCATGAATACCTTCCTTAGGATATGCAACATACGCACCTGCCGCTTGACTAGGCTCTCTGTCATCCATCTTAGTTCTGTTTGGAACTTGCATATTTCTGCGATGAGCTTCGTTAATGATAGCCTGCTCAGTCACAGCAACAGCACCCATTGTAGTCTGTAGCAGTACAGTACATTCATGCGCCAACGTATTAGCAAGATCCATGAACTTTAATTTTCTATCTAGCTTCTCAAGAAGCATACAGTCATTGATGTTGTATTCGATGAATGTTTTAAAATCATTGTTATACAACTGATCTAACGTGCCTTCGTATTGTGTTTTACGTTCGCCTAGTTCGTATTCTGCAATAGCATCTAGTCGATAGGTGTGGCGTTCTTCATAAGTGTATTTGCGATACAATTCAAGACTGTCTAAGTGTACACGACCAATAAAGTCGTATGTAACTGATTGACGTCCAAACTTTTCGTATTCTCTACGCTTAGGATATTGATTAAACAAACAGAACCGTCTAGTATCGTCTTTACTCAATGCCTTAGTAACACGATTGACAGTATATGGAATATCGAAGCCTTCTGAGTTCCAACCGCTTAGTACATCTGCTTCTTGTATTAGATTTAAGAATGTATCTAACATTTCTGCTTCTGTTTTAAACAGCATGACATTGCCAAAGTCTTTAACCATTTCTTCTGCGTCTGCCATTTTAAGTCCTTTAGGAGGAACAGCAAGACACACCATGGTCTGTAACCATTGTAGGTAGACAGCGATCGCAGTAATTGGCATAAACGCATCGTCGGGTGATGCATAACCACGTTCTGGATCAAAGTCTACCTCAATGTCGAAAAACGCTACGTTTAGTTTAGGAGCGTCTTGATTTAAGTAATTTTCTGATAAGCATACAAAGATTGGATTGATATCACTTTCAAACAATTGCTTGCCCGAATTGATAGCTTGTTCTTTTCTAAATTCTTTTGTATTTTTGCAAATGATGCGCGATAAGGGATCGCCATAAATGCTTTGATGTTTGCCCTTAGGGTCTTTATAATACAGAACGTGTTTGGCAGGAAAATCCTTAAACTCACGCTCTCCTTTTTTATTTCGCTCGACAATCTTGATGACGTCGTCTTCTCGGTTAAACCAAGCATCTACATAACTCATTTTTTCTCCTATGCAATTTATGGCTTGCAAATACCAACTTTGCGGTTTATGGCCCGCCTACCTTCTAACTATATTTAATTAATTATCATTCTAATCAAGCCAACTGTATCAATAGTGGTCAACAAAATATAGTTAGCGAGCATACCAAAAGATTTCCTAGTCCAACTAGCCCAAGCGTACATAGCACAGCCAGTGATCCAAATGGGATAAAGAGTAAGAAGCGGAGGGTTGGGGACTGTGAATGCCATAGTAATTGAGCAACCAATACTAATAGCCCAAGCAAGCAACTCAATAGCAAAGCGAACTCTGTTAGACTTAAAGTCATCTCGGATCCAATCAAACGTTGGTTTTAATAATTCATTCATTAGATACGCTTGGTAATATCTAAAATAGCTTCAATTTCTTGCCAATCTTCGTTGTAAGCTGACCAGTCACCTTTATGAGCAATTTTAATTGCTTTGTTGATGACGCTGGGTTTAATTTGTAATTCTTCTGCAACTGCTTTAACAGTATCTTTTAAGCCTTCGGATAAGTCTTCAATTTCACGTAGTACTGTACTACCTTCTGAAATCAATCTTTCCAATTTTGCTTTTTCTTCTGCACCGTATGAACGTCCTGACATAGTATATCTCCTTATATGCTATTATATACTAGTTAGTTAGTAAATGCAAGCTCAAGAGTAAAAAGTCATAAAAAATGGCAGAATAAATCTGCCATTCTAAATGTAATTTAAATTACTTTGCTGTAGCTTTTAACGAGTCTAACTGTGCCTGTGTTGCTTTAACAGCGTCTGCCATTTCTGGATCGCTAGCATACTTGGCAATTAGTTTTTCCATTTCAGCCATTTCGCCTGCATAATATTTGGTTAGGTTGGTCTTAGTGCCACCGGTTGCTGTAGCCGCTGAGTTAGGAGTCATTGGGAATTTTTGGCTACCTAATTCATCTGCACTAACTACTGGGTCTGTACCGCCCGCTTTTAACTTCAATGTCTTACCTGCGTAAATTAAATTTGGATTTTTAATCTGCGGATTTAATTTCATTAATGCATCGACAGTAGTGCCGTTTGCAGCCGCAAGTTTACCTAGTGTATCGCCCTTCTTAATAACGTAATCGCCCTCGCCAGTTGCAGGTGCAGATTGTTGCCCTGATTGGCTAACTGGGGGCTTGGATGCAACTGATGGTGCAGGATTGGTTCTATCTCCACGATATGCTCCGTTTGGATCACGTCCTGCTCCGTTTGGATTTGCTGGTCCCGCAGCCGCAGGTGCTGGTGCTGGAGCAGCCGCTGGAGCAGCCGCTGGTTGTCCGTTTCTACGTGCTCTTCTTTCAGCAGGAGTTTCAGCTTCCTGAATCGCTGATTCAATTTGTAATAAACGATCACGTATTGCCGCATACTTTTCAGCATCAGTTAATGGTACTGCTTTAACAGTAATGCTTTCTTCCATATCTCCTGTTGCAACAGGGGGTTTCTTAGTAATGTCTACTAATTCTTTCATTCTAGCACGATCTTTTTCTTTATCGTTGCCAGCGGCAGGTGTTGGAGTAACTGGCTTTTCAATTTCGTCCAATGCTTTTTGTGCATCCATTAGTGCGGCAATAACATTAGGATCGTTATTATCTTGTAAGTCAGCCATGATCTTTCTAATTAATGCAATTTCTTTTTCAAACTTGGCTGCTGGTGCAGGAGCGTCTGCAGGCATTGGCGGCAAAGTTTCCATTTTAATACCAAAGTCTTCGTTTAGGATGTTTGTTAAGCCATGATTAATTGATTCTCTAACTTGTGAATCCCAACCTTTTGCTGGAAATGGCTCGCCTTTCTTTTGACCAGACTGTCCAACAGCCGCCGGCGGTTGTTGAAATGCTGAACTAGGGGATTGTTGTCCGCGTATTCTTGCAACTAGATTCTTTAATTGCATTAAACGTCTTTTAATAAATGCATCACCCCTTGCATCTCTAGCACCGGTATCTACTTTTGCACTTTGATCAATAACTGCTTGCGCTGCCTTGGCATTGTCTTCTTTACTACCAAAAAAGCTACCAGTGCCAACTAATCCACCTAAATCGCTAGTCTTAGCATTTCTTGGAACTAATCCAAGTTTAGCTAATGCTTGTGTGTCTGCTTCTCTAGCAGTTGATGAAATACTGTAGCTACTTTCACCGCCGTTTCTGCCACCTGACGGCATACTTTGTTTTCTAACAAAATAACCACTTACTGGATCATATAGACCTGGCAAGTTATGTTTCCATGCTAGGTCGTTCAAAATACCAGCACGTATCTGTTCGTCTTTTTCTTGTCCAACGGCAGTTTGAATATCTGCCATTGTAATACCTTCTAAGAGGTTTATTGTGTTTAGTAGGCTACGTAAATCCATATTATTGTTTTCCTGTTGCTCTAAGCATCCATGCGTGTTTTTTATGTGCGTCTAATCTGCCTGCGATGAAATCTGCAAGTCCTTGTTCATTATTAGAGTTTGCAATTTCAAATACGCTTTTTAATACTTCTAACATTGCTTGATTATCTTGTGCTAAAATTTGAATCATTTCCATTGCAGGTGTTGGAATCTGCGGCTCGTCAATGATTGATAGTTCAGCAATACGTGCAGGGCTCATTGGAGTGTATGACCCTAATGCTCTAATTTCTTCACCAAACTGATCTACAGCTCCGTACACATCTTCATATATTCCCTTGAATAAAATATCATGTAGTTGTGGAAATAATGGACCTTCTACATTAAAATGAAAGTTATGTGCCTTCATATAAAGGGCAATGTTAGTAGCATGAGCTACTTTTAGAGCTTGTTTTAATTCATCCATTATTGTTCATCGCCTTCATCGATTGCTTCTTTTTTAACTGTGCGTTTTGGTAAGCTCTTGATGTTCTTACCTTTATCTGCTTGATTAAATTCTTTAGCAACAGACTGTTTAATTTTTACTTTTTTAGCAAATTCAGGATTATGAGCAGCCGCTGCCATGGTGCGAGCTTGTGCTTGACTGACTGATTTTTCATCTAACTCACTTTCGTCCATCGGGATAGCTTTGGCTTTATGCTTAGTATCGCCTTGCTTCTCTGCTTTCTTTTTATCTTTGTGTGCGCCCGCACCGCTTGTAGTTGCATTTTTAGCAACAAAGTTACGTGGCTTGCTTGCAGGAATTTCTTGTTTAACTTCTGCTAAATGATCAGCTAGACTTTTTTTTAAGCTAGTTTCTTGATTGATATGTTCGTCTTCAACTAGTGTTAGGTATGCTTTAAGAAGACTAGGTGTTTCGTCAATTTTAACTGGCGCCGGTTTTGGTGTATTCATATAGACCATATTCTCAGCACTAGTTAGTTTATTATTACTGCCTTTGCCTTCTGTAACAACACTAAGAAATTTCTTCATGTCGCTAGAGTCAGCAACGGTACTTTTTTCAGCACCGTCTACTGCTTGTAGAAACTTCTTCATGTCCATACTATTACCCGTTTAAGCGAGTTAGGAACTGCTTCATACGATCTAAGTCAGCGGATTCTTTTACAGTTTCTTTGTTACGACTTGGCATTGCTGGATTAGCTGTACCCGGCTTAGTAGCGGCTGCATCTGCTGCCTTCTTTGGATCGTTACGACTTGGGAATG